AGGACCGTCTCGGGATCCCCCGCTTTCCCCTCCACAAGCTCCGGCATTACTTTGCTTCGAAGATGCTCACGATCACGGACGCGAAGACCGTGCAGGCCATGGGAGGCTGGAAGACGGATGCCGTTCTCAAAACGGTCTACGCGCACGCCATGCGCGACGAAGAGGACAAAGCGAAAAGGACTGCTGCCGAGCGGCTCGGCCAGTCCATTCTTTAGACCCCGCCGTGGGTAATTCGTGGGTAATTTTTTATCAGTAACCTAAATATTTTATCGTTTCTATCTATAAAAAGGGCACAAAAAAAGACGCGGCCGTCCCTTATTTCTAAAGGATTGCCGCGTTTTTTCCTGTTATTGCTGCATTTTTGGCTTTTCAGGCTTGAACAGGTTCGAATCCTGTCACCCCGATGCCTATGACGCCTTGTTTTTAAGGCGTCTTTTCTTTTTCCGCGGGTAATTTGTGGGCTTTTTACCTGATTCTGATCTTCTGTCCTACGTAGATCTTGTTAGGGTTCGTTATGGCTGGATTCAGCTGCAGGATCTTCGTCAGGCTCGTTCCGTATGCCCTCGCGATCTTTGAGAGCGTGTCGCCCTTTTTCACCACGTGCCAAACTTCGTTTTTTTGCTCTTCCGCATTCCTGAAAAACTGATCAATGCAGGCAGCTTCATTCTGTGCCATCCTGTCCAGGTTGGCGTCATTCAGGAGCCAGCGCACCGTCGCGCTGTGCGTATGGAATCCGTGTTCCAGGATGATCCCCGGAACGTTCACCAGCCTGGCGCCGTGCAGCACGCCATAATAATTATCGTTTTTGATGCCGTCGCCGTTTCTGTCGGACTGTGCCTGCCTCGTCGTGACCTTGTAGGTGATTCCCATGGTCTGCGCGATCACGGGCCCGATCTTCTCGGCGAACGCCTTTGCCACGTCGTCGCATTTCGTTGTTCCGTCGTCCGTCATGCGGATGATGGATGCATGGCTCACGGATTCGTTCATGCCGGAGCCGACCGCATTCGAGTGATCAGAGATGAAAAGGTCGCATCCTTTGGCAGCTTTTCCCCTGGATACGAGCGCCAGGTCCTTGTTTGGATCATTTCTCGTCAAAATGACCTGATGGCCAAGCTGTTCCAAATATTTCTTCTGCAGGTTGGCCAGCTTCCAGACCATTTCCGATTCATAATATTCCGGGATCCCTGGAGATCTGTTCTGCTTTCCGAAGTGTCCCGGATCAATGCAGATCTTTGCCATGTCATTCCCTCCTATTTGTCGACCTCAGGAAGTCCCGCCGTGCTGGTTAGCAGTGACAGGATGCCGGCCAAGAGCGAAGCGCTCACGACCATGATCCAGTTTACGTCGCTTAATACTGCTGCCGTGCCGATCGTCGCGATCGCCGTCTGACATACGGTCTTTAATGCCCTGATTCCGGCTGCCTTCAGCCACTTCTTCAAAACTTCGTTCTTCATTCTTTAACCCTCCAATTTTTCCACCCTTTTTTCAAGGTTTTCAACTTTTGTTTCGATGGCAGGAATGCGTTCGCCAAATCTGTTGTGTTTTGCCACCTCTTCCTTTAAGTTTTCCAGCTTTGTTTCCGTCACGGCCTGGGCCTTATCCAGGCTGGCCTGAACTTTTGAATTTCCAATTACGTTGGTAACAACCACTCCGATCAGAGCCAAGACGCCGGTGATCAGAGCTGATACAACCCCAGCCTCCATGTTTTCCCCTCCGCTTGCTTACTCTGCCTCTGGCGTCGCCTGTGCCTGTGCTGCGCCCTCGTGCTTGTAACACTTGCTTTCAAGAACAAAGCCCTCGTTGGTCATGAGCGTGGCAGAATGACAAGGGAGATTTGAAACCGCGGCGAAGCTGAGAACATAATGATATTTGCTTTCTGCCTCGTTGCGGTCGCTGAAATCATAGACGATGTTTGCCACCCCGCTTGCGCTTGTCTGTAACTCAATAACTAAATACTTCATGTTTTTGCCCTCCTCTGTGATTTATTATAATTGTGCTATGATAGCCTTTAATTCCGCGCCAACCGTGGTCTGCGTGAGATTTGTTCCGATAGCCAAGACCTCGCCCGATGCGATCGCCGCTGATGCCTTGCAGAACTTATCGGAAAAGATGAGATAATCGCCCGCCGAATAATTCTGCGAAGCCCTCGCGCCCTCAACGGGAGCCAAATCGCCGAGAACCGCCGTGATTCTGTTGTCGGCATCGGTGAGAGATTCGCCGTCTGCGAAGTAGGTTAATGAAATCCCGTCCGCATCGGTGGAAACATTGTTGATGCCCTTAATCAGCGCGATCTGCTGTGGCGTGAGCGTTGCCGTGCTTGGCGTTGCCAGTTTCGAGAACACTTGAACAGGCGAATTGTTGTTATATTGCGTGGCGAGCCATGCCTTGAATGTCGTGGCATTGGTTACACCCTCGATATTGACACGGAACTGAATGTATGATTGTTGCTGATTGCTTGAATAATAAGCATAGCAACCCAACAATGTATTCGATGTGATAATCTCATTATTCTCAAAGTGTGAGCATCCGTATTTGTTGCTTGACACACTACGGAAATTCACATCAGACACAAAACGGAAAAACATATTTGCGCCCGTGCCGACCACGGCAATATCTTCCGTTCCGTCAAACTCTTTGCACATATACTCCACGGTCAACTCGCCCGTTTCCACATTCAGCGTGCCGCCGTAGACGGTCTGACCGAATGGGATGGTGACGGTCTGCGGAGTGATGTATGGCGTGAATGTTGCGTCTGCGTCCTCTGCGGAGCGAATCATCGGATACATGGTGATGTTTGGAGTGACGCCCTGTCTAACTCTGATGGTGAATGTGATCGTTGTCGGTTCCGTCAATTCAAATTCATTATTTTGACCGATGCCACCGCTAGCGATGGTCGTGTTTCCGCCAACCAACAAATATGTGTCGTATGTTGAAAATGTTTCCGCCACGCCGCTTGTGAAAATGTATCGTCCTTTGTTGAGTGAGAATGTTCCCGATGCTCTTGATACATCCGTAGCCGCCGTGTTGCTCAAGCTGATTGTTCCGTCAGAATTGACCGTGTAGGTGATGCCGTTGTTTGAACCCGAAGTGATCGTGTCTTTCGGGAGCATATTTCTTCCAAAAGTCTTAATCACCGCTTGCGTCCGTCCGCTGATTGGCCTCACATTATCAGGCGCTGGCGTACCGCTACCGCTCTGTATCGGCAACATCGTGAGGATTGTCTGCTGCGCCACTTGCGCGGTCTGCGTCTTGAGCGTCACGGAATTCCCCGAAAGAGTGGCATTAGACCAAAGCTCGTCCTTTTCCGCGTAAACGCTTAAATCGGGCTTGTTCTTGATGTAATCGTCCGCCGTGTTGTCCGCCTCGTTCCAATCGGCTTGGACATTGACCTCTGCCCCCGCCTCGATGCCGTCCACCTTGTCCTTGTATGCGTCCGAAAAATCATTCTCCGACAGACCATATCCCGCCACTTTATCGACCTTGTTCGCGACATCCGTTTGCAAAGTGCCGATCGCCGTGTCATTCGCCGCGATGCCGTCATCCATGTGGTTTAAATTCGTGGCGTTAATCGGCGTTGCCGTGCTTGGTTTGTTCTGAAAATTCACTCGCGTGTAACTCATCCTTTAGAACCTCCTCCGCTTTATTTGTGACCATCTGTAATATTTCCGATAAAACCAACCGCTTGACCTCGATGTCGATGTCCTCGGCGTTGTTCACGGCATCAATCACCGTCTGCCGAAATTCCCTAATCCTCCGCGCCATCTTCGACCTCCTCGACCTCTTTCGTAATGACGGCATTTTGTTGGCTGATGTACTCCGGGACGAACCCCGCCGCCTCCAGCACTTCCATCATCGCCTCCATGTCCTCGACCGTCTGCGCGAATAACTGTCCATGTATAACTCTGCTCATAAGACCTCCTAATCTACATACAGAACCCAATGACCGTTGCCATCGTTAAATGATTTCACTTGATGATAATTCGGATTGCCGCCCCCGGATGTGTCGGTGTACCAATAAATCTGTGCAAATCTGCCCGTGCCGACCGTGATCGTGCCTTGCGAGGGAGATGCAAGCGCCGCCGATATGGTCGTTGCCGTCACCGTCTGCGTGGCAATCGCTCCAGCATCGAGCCTGTCCGTGTCAATCGTGCCCGCCGTGATCTGCGAAGCGTTGAGCGTCACCGTGCTGATGTTCTGCGTGGTGATCGCGATGGCCGTCAAATTATCGATTTTTCCGTCAACGACATCGATCTCGTCCGCGATGATCTTCTTCGCCTGGATCAAGTCTTGTTTTACTTCGGTGACATCGCCGTTGATCTTCGTGATTTGCTTCTGCGTGGAATTGATGTTTTTCTCGGCAGACTTCTTCTTGCTCTTGGCGGCGTAATCATCTTTCAAGCTCTGAATGCCTTTCAGCTTGCGTTGGAAAATGATCGTCTCCACATCGGTGTAAGTGGTCGTGAAATGAATGTTGTCCCCGATCTCAAGACAAGGATCGCCGACCGCCGTCACCGTTGCGGGCCTAAAGATGATGCCCGTGATCTTGCCGAGAATGTTGTTCGCGATGCTCGTCATGCCAGCCGTGTCGTTCCCGAACGCGAGGAAATTGCCCTCGATGATGTAAATATTCGTTCCCGAACCGACCGTCACGCCGATCTCGTTCTTGTCGTTGCGGATTTGCACGGAATTGATACTATCGACCTTGAAATCCTCATATTGTGCTTTCAAGTAAAGGCTGTTCCAAATTTCCGCCGTCCCCGCGTCAGGCTCGACAGGATACAAATCATCAGCGGGATATAAATCATCAGACGGATAAAGAGCGCCCTGTGGAGCCGTGAGCTCGACATACTTAAACGCCCCGTTCCTGTTGATTCTGCCAAACACGCCGTTGATTTCACAAATCGCCGTCAGCACATCCTTGCCCGATAATTGCTTTGGCTCGATCGTCCTCTTGATTGTCAGAGCATCGTTGACGAGCGTGGTCGATACTTGCGTGATGCCGACATTCGAAAAGAAGCTATCCCGAAACTGTTTCAGAGTGCAAGAGGAATTTTCGTTCGGGAGTAGCGTATTATACCAACTTGTGACATCTTGGTTGAGAACCGCTTGCAAGGCATCATAAGCGACCACATTCCGCCATCTCCTGTCCGCCGTGGGCTCGTCACTCGTCACTTTGTACTTGCCGACAAGGAACCTCGCCCCGCCTTTCGGAACAATCCAACACTCAAGGTTTTTATTCAGCAGAGCCGAAGTCCATCCGCCGACAGTAAATTCAATGAATGAGGAATTGCATTCCCCCAAACTGAAACCACCGTCCGCCGTCAGCTTCTGCGTGAGTGCAAACGATTCCGCCGCCAAATCCTTGTTCGTGATGCAATCGCAAGTGGCGTGATATGTTGACCAAATCTGCTCCACGCACATATCCGTTTGTGGAAGATTTACAACGCCATTTACGGGAGTATATGTCTTAATCCAATAAAGCTGATAATAATAATAGCTCCACGGAGCGGCAACACATATAACTCTTATTTTATTGTTGTTCCCTGTTGTTATTTTTAGCTGAGAACCATTGATGATTGAAAAAGTACAATTCACAGGGCCGTAATCAGAAACCACGGCAATCCGTCCGTAAAGCGTCACGGCACTACCAAGGAAACCTTTGAAAAAAATATGATCCATGTTGAATGCCGAATCGCCCCAAAATGTATCAAAATTATAATCAGCGCGGTCATATTTAAAAGCCAACCCAGCGGGAGCGGGATTATTCGACTTAAAAAAATCATAGGCTTGCTCTACGGTCTGTAATTGCCTGTTCCACGTCAGAAACATGGTTTTGTCGATTGAATCTTGCTGAAACAATGCCTCGTCAGCGTATGAAATCATAGGAGATGCCCTCCTCTTTTAATACTCGGTCAGTTTGATTTGTGTTGGTTCATACATCAGCGATGCCCCGAAGCGCTTGCTCTGTATGCTTGGAGCGGCCATGTAAAAACTCCCCGTCTTGTATGTCGCGCTCAAATCGTCATACCATTCCACCGTCAATCCCTCCGTTGTGGACATGATCGGTGCAAGCGTTGCCTGTTCAGATGCCGTCCGCGCCCGGATGGAAAAAGAAATCTCCGTCTTGCCAGCGCTCACGACATCATGGTGTTCCGTCTGATTCGCGTCTTTCCATGTTGCAACAATGCGCTTCGTTTTCGTCACCTTGAATGTGTTAGGAGCGATCATTGTGTTTTTTATCGTGGTAGTCCCAATTTTTATTCTGTACCCGTTGTAGCTCATGCGAACAATGCCCTCCCTGTGCTGTTGATGGATTTGTTGTTCTCCTGGATCATGATGTCAACCAATGCATCACGATTCCCCTCGACGCGGACATTCGTCGCAAGCTCTGGCGCCACTTCACGTAAAGCCGCAACAAACACGCCGAGAAGCCTGTCGTAATCGATTCCCCCGGATAATGGCGTCACGCTCGCGCCCCTTGGCAAGCTGAGCAGCTCGGGCCCCGCCTCGCCGACCATCGCGATTCCGCTCTGGTCTATGATGCCGCCTTCCGCCAGCTTCGGGATCTTGGGAATGTTAAGGCCCTTCCCTCCCACTGCAGGCACCCAGTCAGGGATCTGTATCTGATTGAAGCCGTCGATGGCCGAGTTGATCAGGTCGATGATCTTATTCAGCGGGAACTTGACAATTTCGACGATGCCGCCGAAGATGTCCCCGAAGGTCTTGACGATGGAATCCCATGCACCCTTCCAGTCTCCCGCGAATACGTTCGATATGAAGTCCAGCAGGTCGGAGAAGACCGTCGTCACCACTTCGACCTTGGTCATGACGAACTCGAGCGCCGTTCCCAGGGCGCCGCTTAAAAGCTTGGCCAGCCCGTCGAGGATCGGAGAGAGCCCCGAAAGCGGACCTTCCACCAGCTTCTTGATCAGCTCCGTGATCGGCTGCAGGATTTTGCCGATGATTTCCAAAAGCGGCGCGATCAGGCTCAAAACCAGGCTCAAAATTGGCTGCAGGAGTGATATTGCCAGCTCCAGCACCGGCATCAGCGCATCCATGAGTGACATCAGGATGGGCAGGGCCACGCTTATGATTTCCATGACCGGTGGTAACAACGTCTGAATCAGGCTCACCAGAACGGGTAAAAACGTTTCTATGATCTGACTCGCGAATGGTAACAGCTGTTCCACCAGTCCCAGTAGCACCGGCAGGGCCTCCTCGATCAGGCTCATGAGCGGAGGAAGGATGGCTTCCGCCAGTGAGACCACGACCGGGATCAGGCGATCCATGATGCCCTGGAGCGTCGGCAGGAAATTTAAAATCATGTCGGCAAATTTTTGCACCATGGGCATGATGGCAGACCCCAGGGATGTGCCGAGCGCCTTCAGGCTCTTGGTGATGTCCGCCATGGTGTCGCCAAACTTCACGCCCGCCTTTACGTCGTCCCCGCTCATGACGAGACCAAGATCATTTGCCCTTTGCGTCATGGCATCCATTTCCTCGCCCGTCATCTGCAGCATGGGCGCCATGTTGTAGGCCACGGAATCGCCAAAAAGCTCTGCCGCCTTGGCTGCCCTTTCTTCTTCCGTTCCCAGCGCCATGATCTGCTGCATGGCCTGATCCATGTTGAGGTCCGTTCCCTCCAGCTTCTTGGCCGCTTTCTCCAGCGTGCTCATTTCCACGCCGCTCTGTTCTGCCGCATAACGGAGTTCCTGGAAGTATTCCGCGCTCACTCCCATGCGGATCGAGGCCTTGTCGATCTCGTCCGCCGTCTTGGCCGTGTCATTTGCCGCCGCCAGCATGGCCGTGCCTGCAGCTGCGGCGCCTCCTGCGACCGCGAGGCCAAAAGCCCCGGCGGCCTGGGCGCCCTTTGAGAGCGTCTTGCCAAGATCCAGGGCCTTGTCGTCCGTTTTCTGAATGCTTTTTTCTGCCTGGTCCGTATCGACCAGAATAGATCCGAATAATTTAAATATTTCCATCTTCCATGCTCTCCATTCCGTGAAGTGCCATTATTTCCGCGATAATTTCTTCTTTGGGCCTCATGTCCACTGTTGCACCGGTGCAACTTTCCAAATATTCCTGAAAAGGCACGTATTTGAGGAACTTCATGAACATAAAAGGCAGGAGCGCCGTCCATTGTGCCCTGATTTCCTCTTCCTGGATCTTCTTGGATGCAAGGATGGACAGGTCACAAAACTCTTCAAAAGGCAGCCCCATGAGAAATCCCATGTCGTGGTATCGTCTCATGAGCAGATCCGTCAGTGCTATTTGATCATAGCTGCCAAGGATTTGAAAAAATTTGTCCAGCCCTCCGGGGCCATCATGGAACTCAGCTCCTTAAACTTTTCGATCAGCGCCGTGATCGGCAACTCCCGGATCTCTCCCGCCGGCATCTCCAGCGGACCCGCCAGGAACTCGTAGAACTTTTCTTCCGCGTTCTTTTCGGCGAGGCCTTCCACGATCGACAGGATCAGTTCTGCCCCCACTTCGCGCACGTTTACGTCCTTTTTTGATTCGTTTTCAAGTGCAATTCGTTTGATTTCGTCTTTAATGCCTGCCGCCTTCACGACGCGCATGGCTGAGAAAAGGTCTGAAGTTTTTAATTGTCTCATGCTTTATTTTTCCTTTCAAAAAAGCCCGGATGCCATAAAAGCACCCGGGCCTGAATCCTTAAAGAACGGTAACAACGCTTGGATAAATGTCAGCCAAGCGAACGAGAACGGTCAGCAGGTTCATGGTAAGCTTCGGACGAGCCGATTCCATCACCACTCTGCCTTCCACTGCTCCGCGATCTCCGTCTGCGTTGATCTCTCTGTATTCCCTTTCAACGACAAACTGACCGCCTCCCCTGGTGAGTGCCACTGCCGTGCCTCCGATGTAGAACACGCCCGCGCCGAGCATGATGCCCGCTGCCCCGGCCTGTGTTCCGTCCTGGAGGGTTACGCTCCACGGCTCCGTGGTGTCCGTCGAGGCCTGATCCGTGTTGGAATAAACGCCCTCAAACGTCACGGAAGCCACGACGTCGTCCTTCTCCGCGAAGGTCCAGTCAATGTTGCTCGTGTTGATGGCTTTGGCCATTTCGATCGTCACGGCCTTGCCGCCTTTCGTCTTTCCGATCCACTTCACGGCCTTGAAGTCGCTTGCGGATACGGCGCCGCTGCCCTGATATGTTACGTCTGCCATTTTTAATTGCTCCTTTCGTAGTTTTGGATGGTAATTTCAATGGACTTGTGACGGATGTCTTTGTCCGATTCCGCCACCTGAGTGATCCTCTCCACGAAAAACGTTGGCAGAAGTCCCTTCTGCGGATCGTTCAGATTATTGAACATGGCCTCCACGGAATCCGCAAGGGTCTGCGCGTTTTCTTCGCTTTTGTCGAAGATGTCCACGTCAAGAGTGACGTCATCGCGTGCAAAATCGTATTTGCTTTGTCTCGCAAGGTTAAAAACAATATGCGGATACATCGCGTTTTCGTCCGCCAGAAAATAATAGACGTTGGTGCACAACGTTGAGAGCTTCGTATAAATCAGCTCCCTTAAATCATTTCCCGTCATGTGTCGCCGCTCCCTTCGTAATCGTCTTCGCTTTCGATCATGGCCAAGGCTGCCGCCTCGTCTTCAAGTCCAGACAGATATTTGCTTTCGATCTCGACAATCTTGGGAATGTTGTCGTAAACCGTGTTTCGTATGAATGCCTTTTTCGGCATTCCGTCCGCTCCAAGCTCCTGACGCGTGCCGTACCAGGAATCATGCTTGACTCCCACCTGCAGGTCGCATTCTTTCTTTCTTGCCCAGTAGCCGAACGCCAATTTGCTTCGGTCTGAGCCCTTGTGTGGGATGATCCTGTTGGTCTTGCCGAGGCCTCCGCCGTAGAGCTTTAATGCCTTGTCGTTGACCAGTCTGGTGACGAACTTTCCCACGTCACGCAGCGCCGCCCTCGTCAGCTCGCGCAGCGTGTAGTTCGCCGCGTCCACGTTCGAGACGTATTCCACCGTTCCTTTTTTGAAACGTATCACGCTTTTAGGCAGGCCCATTTTCATCCACTCCCCTGTTGCACACGATTTCCAGTGCCAGTCCCGTCCGATAGGTCCTGATAATGTTGTAGGTGATTTCCGTCGGCGTCTCCGAGTTGTCAAACGGCGCGTATTTCAGCTTTTTCTCGCCCTGATAGTCCAGAAAGTCCGCGATCACGAACTTGATCTCCGGCTTTAATCCCACGGCTGCTGCCTGGTAAAACTCACTCTGGCCGATGCTCTTGACTTCCGCGAAGATCGTCCGCGTCGTCTCCGTATTTACCAGATCGCCGTATTTGTTTACGGTCGTCGTTTCCTTCACCAGCTTAATGACGGAATTATACATCCTCATTCACCTCCGCTTCAGGATCCGGCTCGGGTTCGGGCTCGGTTTCTGGTTCAGGTTCGGGTTCAGGTTCCGGCTCGGGTTCATACTCGATCATGGATTTTCTGATGTTGTCCAGCTGATATTGGAAGCTGAGCTCGTACTTTTCCCGGTCCGTCAGGTTCCCCGCAAAGTAGGCCAGCGCATAGGTTTTGATGGCCGTCTCCACAAGATCCATGGATCCGTTTGCCAGTTCCTGCTCCACGCCCGCGCGGATCATCTCCTGCCTGGCCGATGCGATCACGTCCGTGATTTCGTCATCCAGTGCCGTGTGTGAAATTCTAAGCGCTAACTTTACTTTTTGGAAAATCGTCATTTGCTTGTCCTCTTTGTTGCGGTCGCCTTTTTCTTAGACGCTTCTTTTTTCGGTGCTTCCTTCTTTGGTGCTTCCTTCTTTGGTGCTTCCTTCTTCGGTGCTTCCTTCGCTTCGGTCTTCGGCCCTTCCGCGAAGTCCACCGCGCCGAGCGCCTTCAGCTCTGCCGCCCTGGATTCCTCCAGTTCGACGACAGAGCCTTTCTGGTGCTGCTGTCCGGTGTATCTGTCTACGTAGGTGAACAGAACCGTCGCTTTAATCATTACAGGGTCGCGGGCTTCTTCACCTGCGTGAATGCCTTACATGCAATAACGTCTACTGCAGCGTATTCCTTGCCGAGCACTTCCACCAGGTCCTCTTTCTTTCTGGTGTACTCGTCGAAGGTGAAGTCTACCACGTCGCCGTTCGGCATGTTCGCAAGCGCTCCATATCCGAAGTCGCCGACGATCATGTAAATGTCGTTCGTGTTTGCGCTGTCGTATGCGGGCAGGCTGTTGTTGAAGTGAACGCTGAGACCCTCAAAAGGATCTGCGCTGAAGCCGTTCGCGTACTGTACGCCCTTGAACGTTCCCCAGGTGAGCTTGTTCATTACCACGACGGGGTTTGCTGCCTCGTCGGACAGTGCAGCGACTGCGGATGCAATCGTTGCCATGGCGGGAGCCAGGGTTACGACGCCAACGCTGGGATGCGTGGAGTCTGCAGAGCCGGACAGGCTCGCGATCTTGCCG